CATGATAATCTATCAGCAACAATAAATTATCCATGTTTTAAAACGGATTATTCGACTTTGTATGCTACAGTTGACGTTAAATATAAAGGTGATTTATATGCTTATATAAAGCCAATATACACCAATTACAGAATAGCAGGTTTATCAGCGAGTATTGGGTACACAGATGCCTATCTTGAGATTGACAAAATAAAATTAAGTATTAATATACATAATAGTGAGTTTTTTACTGAAGACAAACTTAAAATAATGTTAAGGTTGCTAGATGCTGAATCTTTATTAACCGCTTATATAAGAGGGACTTTAAGATTTACAGGAATATCCGCGCGTATAGTAGCGGATCCTATACCTGGATATTCTTTTGGCGCCACACCAAAGAATAGAGAAATAGTTATAAATAAAACATATGATGGTATTTTTAAGGAGTTTGAGATAGTAGAAATGCTCTTCAAATCCACAGTCAAAGACTACTTTTATAGTACTGATGGAAATTTTGCATGGAAGAGTGATAAGAATGACAGATGGATACTTAATGTTAAGTCTATATTACCTCCAAATACCACCATTGGTACTATTAGACGGTTACATAAGGCTACCTCCATGTATGACTTTAAAAAATTTAAAAGCGTAGATGATGCTATAAGAGCTGCTATGGAGCATGTCACAGAATACCCACAGTCTAATTTAGGAGCTTCTATAGTTAATTTAGGAATTTATAAAACTTTGAGTGGTATAATTGTACCTAGGTATATTATAAATTCTAAAAATAGTCTCGAATCTACTATTATCCCTGTTGGTAATGTTATTTTAGTAAACGAAAAAGAGTCCGTTACAAAAATTTAATTACGTGCACTTGACAAAAGTATAATATGTATTACCTTAATAAAAGAAAAGGACGTGTACATACTTTTCTGAACACATTTTGAATTATGTACTATTATATATTTTATAAACTATAATTTATAAGGGTGATACATGGAATTTATTATTGACGTAGACTCTCTTCAGAGAGCTATAAAGGTTTTAGGAATAGTGGTACGTACAAATGCTGAGGATGGTACTGGTAGAATTCTTATAGAATCTATAGATCAGTCCATTGTTTTTACGGCTAATAATGGTGTTACGGCTATATCTTTTACGGCAGCCAATGTAGATATTTTGACTCCAGGCATTGTAGCGGTGGAATATGGTAGAATAAAAGCATTTGTATTTTCTTATAAGCCTTGGAATGGTATATCTGGAGCCGACAATTTTCAGTTTGCTTCAGACGGACGTAATACGAAAATTACTATAGACAATAGATATAGTAATGAAAAAATAGCAAAAGGTGAATTAAGACTTGCAAATTCTAATCCCACACTCATCACCAAATTACCGCCATTTGGTGAAGTTAGTTTTATACTGAATTCAACTATCTTTAAAACTGCAACAAATAAAATTCTTTATGCCATCAATCCACAAGTAGATAATAATCAACCTGCACTTCAAGGAATGAGTATACAATTTGATGAGGACAGTGTATTCTTTGCTGGTTCTAATGGGGTAGTATTATCTGAATATCAAGTAAAAAATATGGGAGATTATACTATAGATAATATATCCCTACAGTATGATTTTATTATGGGGCTTCGTAGACTTATTACGGAAAATATTCAATTACTTTGGGATGTTAAAGGCAATAAAGTTAGTGTTAAATTTGGAGAAATTATTTATACAGGTAGGAAAATAATTGGGCACGAATTTCCAGAATATAAACCAGTATTTGACAGATATACAAATTATATAAATCTAAGCAAGGAATTTTTTATAGACGCTTTACACCCATTTGTAGATGTCTTAGATGTAGATGATAATTGTAGAATTACTATAGAGATTAAAGACAAAATACTAAAGGTATTTAATTCACAAGCTACTATAGAGGCGGAACTTGATATAGCTGGTGGCTTAGATTTTTCTATAGATCTAAACGGAAAATTACTTATACAAACCATAGAAGCAATAAAAGATGATTTTATTTTATTCAAATTTTCTGATGATAAGGGATTTGCTATATTTGATTCAAGCACTTTCAATGATCAAAAATCCTTAATTTCTTCGATTAAAAAGAGGTAATTATGACAGAATTAGAATTTATAAATAAATTAAAGAAATTAATAACAACATCTGAGCAAATAACTATTTTTAATAATGATAATTGTATTGACAAAATAATGGAAGAAAGTATACGTTACTTAAGATTTAAAGGATTTAAAGTAACACCACCACAGATATTTAAAGATAAAATAATAAATATTGATGGTTTAATAAGACACTTTTATTCATTACTAAATAATAGGGATTCTGTCCGCTACACAACGTCTTATAATGAGTCTAAAGATAGAGCTACTGCAAAAAGATTTGTAGTTAATAGGATGATGGCTACTGGAGCAAGTAAAGAGTACGCATTGAATGAATGTGGGGAAATTATAAGTACAGTATTTAAAAATGAAAAAGAATTTAAATTTAAATACACAATTAATTTTTCTATTTTTGGTCAAAACAATTTAAAATGGGTTACTGATAAAGCTATTCAATTAATGAATGAGGGTTTATTAGAAAGGGGTGAGGAGAGAGCTGAAATTTTAAGAGAAAAAGTTATTGCTGCACAGGATACTGATGATTTAGGATTTAATGATATTGATGATTTATTAGCAAAAATGGAGGAAGGATAATATGGCTAAGGCAAACAAAGATAGAGAAGATACGATAAAGACAAGAAATTTATTTGTAAGTGATGAAGATGCTATGGCAGCACTTACAATAGCTAAAAAAGTTATTATTAAGAAGTATGGAAATGTTATTTCTTCCTTAGAGGAGCACGGGGATTTACATATACCAACTATTAGCACGGGATGTTTAAGTTTGGATAGTGCACTAGGTAATGGTGGTATGGGATTGGGAAGAATTTATGAAATTTTTGGTCCTAATAGTGGTGGTAAAAGTACATTAGCTACTAATGTGGTTATTCAAGCCCAAAGAAGAGATTTTATGTGTTGTTATATAGATGCTGAACAAGCTGTAGATCCTAAACTTTTTAAAAACTATGGGGTTGATCTAACTAAACTTGAGATAGTACAGGGATATGATGGTGAAGAAAATTTAGATATTCTGGAAAAACTTATAAAAACTGGGGCATTTAGAGTAGCAGTTATTGATTCGGTGAGCGCACTACTTCCAAGAGTTGAAGCGGAAGCTGATATTGATAAAGATTCTATGGCTCTTCAAGCTAGACTAATGAGCAAAGCATTAAGAAAGATAACTCCAATAGCTAATCAAACAAACACATTATTAATATTTATTAATCAATTAAGGATGAAGGTTGGTGGATATGGTAATCCAGAAACAACTAGTGGAGGAGAAAGTTTAGCTTTTTATGCTACTGGTAGAATATCTGTTCGTGGCCCTGAATCTAAAGCAAGAAGATTAATTGATGATAATTCTGGAGAAGTGTTTGGGCATAAGGCAGAGTTTGAGGTTATTAAAAATAAACTTGAAGCCCCCTTCAAAAAGGCTAACGTAAATCTCATTTATGGGAAAGGATATGATAGTCATTGGGAAATTTTAGACATTGCTTCAAGTTTAGGTATTATAGAAAAAGCTGGATCTTGGTATAAATATAATAATGAAAATATAGCACAAGGAGAGCTGAGGGCAATAGAGTTTTTAAAATCTCCTGAAAATTTGGAAATATTTGATAAAATAAAAGATCAGGTTATAGATCTGACAGGACTTAGAAAAGATTATGAGCTTCATAGCAACCCAGGTTTCTTGTCTTCTTAATAATATATTTCCGGCAAATCCACATAGACGAGTATTTTCTGAACACTACGTTAATTTTAAAAATACTCGTCTATTTTTCGACTTCTATGTTTCTGAGTCCTCATTACTAATTGAGTGTCAAGGACGTCAACATAATAAATTTGTCAAACATTTTCATGGCTCGGCTGAAAATTTTAGGTCTCAGAAATATAGAGATAATTTAAAGATAGAATATGCTCAAGAAAATAATTTGTACTTAATTCGTTTATATGATAATGAGATTATAACTAAAGAGATGATACTCAATAAAATAAATAAAGCTTTCGATAGTAAATATAATTTTTGTGACTAATGTATTGGAGGTAACGAATGCTAATATTACCTGGTAATGTAAGTATTTCAGATGCAGATAAATTTAATAAGGATTGTAAGGATTTTCAAATTCTAAATGATGGAACCAAAGTTGGTGATTATCATTATTGTAATCTAAGTTTGCATTGTAGACAAATAGATATTGGTCTCGATGGGAAAGCCATCCCTATGGAAGCAAATTATTTGATAATGGTTGATAAAGATGGCGAAGTAACACATGAACTTTTTTGTACAGGGCATTATGATCTTCGTTGTTTAAATGAACGAATGGAAGATAGTAAAGTATCATAGGGGGATTGACAATGGACCAAAATGTCTTATCTTTTACTAAGATTATGATAAACCATAATTTATTAGATGAAGTTTGGAAATTAGATCCTAGGAACATGGATAGTATAGACGGAGCAAAACTCAGTTCTTATTCAGTATGTCTTGCTCAGTATCTTATTTATTTTTCTTATCAAAGAAACTTGGCTCGGGCTGAGCAACACAGGCTTGATAAATATATAGATAGGACTGTTTCTTTAATTTTAACAGATAATATTGAATATTTAAAAAAGTATAAAACTAAAGCCGCAGCCGCAGATTTTATTATATCTGTAAACTCCTCCTTGATGGATGCTCAAACGCAACTAGACGCTCTACACACTGAGCTTTTACAGACAGAAGGTATGGATAAGGTAATATCTGAATTAGTTGCTACACTTAAACGAGAGCTAACTAGAAGAGAAAATGAATTATATCAAGTAAGAGTGGAGAGAAAAAATTAATGTCTGATATAAAAATAAAAGAAATGTTTTGTAGACCGACCGATGAGCGAGCGTTAATAGCATATTGTATGAAAGACCTATCAAATTATTTTGCGGTGTGCACAAAACTTGCCCCATCAGATTTTCTATATTCCCAACATGAGATGACTATGCTCTTATTTGAATCGCTTATCGCTAAGGGAGCAGAGAAATTTGAAACAAATCTAATTATTGCAGAGGCTACTGCTAATGGGGTCATTGATGTTATTGGGGGAATTAAATATATAAAAACAATTTCAAGTATGCAGGTGGATGATGGTAACTTTGATTTATACTTCAAGGCTGTGTTAGAAGCGTCCACCAAGTATAAACTATATTCTATTCTTCTTGAGAAGGCGAACAAAATAGAAAAGAATGCTAAAGATGGTATAGATAGTTCGGATTTATTAAGTGGTGTTGAATCCTCTATCCTAGATTTATCAATGACAGGTTTAAATATAAATGAACCTATAAATCTGGGTGATGGATTAGAAGATTATATTAATGCTTTACGATATAATAAAATAGAGTTAAGTGGTCTGTCAACAGGATATCCTATTCTTGACAAACAGATAGATGGTATGGTTCCTGGTACACTATTAGTAGTTGCTGCTCGCAAAAAACAAGGTAAAAGTACTTTCTTATCCAACATAGCAGTTCATGTAGCATATCGTCTATGTATACCAGTATTATATGTTGATACGGAATTGTCATTTCCAGAATGGAGATCCAGAGCTTTATCCACAATTTCTGGAGTTAGAGAGCGTGATATTAAACATGGTGGTTATGATGATATTAAATATAATAAATTAATGAAAGCGTCAACTTTGATTGATAAAGGAAAACTATTTCATGAGTATATGCCAGGATATTCTGTGGATAAATTGGTTGCTTTATACAAAAAGTATAAGCATAAAGAGCAGATTGGATTGATAGTATTTGATTACTTAAAAGAACCTGATAGTTCTTCTGTGGACAAGCAAAGAAAAGAATATCAAATATTGGGAGACGTTACCACAAAGCTTAAAGATTTAGCAGGGCAATTAAATATCCCAGCATTAACAGCTGTGCAGCTTAATAGAACCAATGACATTGCTGATAGTGATAGAATTGCTCGTTATGCTGATGTAATATGCTTTTGGGGAGATAGAGCTGAAGAGGAAATACAGGAGGGAGGTTTAGAATGTGGCTCACATAAAATTGTTATTAAAGATACAAGGCGAGGTGGGGCAACTAGTAATAATGGAATAGGATATATGTTTTTCAAAGAGTTTTTAAAGATACGTGAGGTGCCTATAGACCGCCAATATTTTACAAATTTTGATAAAGTGGTTAATGAAGATAGTGTTACTAAAGGAGTAAGTTATGCTGGCTATGAAGATGAAGAGTTATCATAATTATAAAGAAAAGAGATGGGAAGATTTTAAAGATAAGTTGGATTATTTAAAAACTTCTATAGATCCTAGGTATCTTTTAGAAAATCTTGGAATTACAATAGATCATGAAACCTATAAAGAGATAAGATGCAGTTGTCCAGTACATAAAGGCGACAATAAAACAGCTTTTAGATTCAATAAGGACACACGCACTTGGGTATGCTTCACACATAAATGTCATGAATCCCATGGAAATGATATTATAGGACTTATAAAAGCAATAACAGGAAAGGATTTTATTGGATCAGTTGATTATTTGAAGTTTTTGATGGGAGATACTAATGAAATAGATTACGTAGAATCTAAAAGAAAGCGAGAGATTTCAACTTTTATACAATCCTATGATACTGTAGTTTTAAAACATAAGTCAGTTAATGAAAATTCTTTAAATAGATTTAAGACATTACGTACAGGATATTTTACACGTAAAGGATATAAAAATTCTACATTAGATTATTTTGAGATTGGTGGAGGATGGGTTGACTCTCAAGATGTGGCTAGAGAAATTATTCCTATTAGAGATCATCATGGAACTCTTGTAGCATACAGCTTAAGAGATATCAGAGATAACAACAGTGATGATGATTTTAAATACATACTTACTCCTGGTTTTGATAAACAAAATTGTTTATATAATTTAAATAAAGCTCAAAAATATGGTGATACATTACCTATTATAGTGGTTGAAGGGTTCAAAAGTGTTTGGAGGCTTTATGAATACGGTATTAAAAATGTTGTAGCTACCATTGGTGCTGGTATAACAGAGGGGCAACAATTACTACTATGTAGATATGCATTGAAAGGTATAGTAATGATGTCCGATAATGACAAAGCAGGAGTGGATGCTACTATAAAAGCATGTAGTGCTTTAAATGGTAAATTAGATATACGTCCAGTTTTTATACAAGAAGTAGATGGAAATGGTAAAGGACTAGATCCATCAGATCTTACACAACAACAGGTATATGAATACTTGGAAACTTATTTTTAGGAGGAAATTAATATGGATGGAGAAAATTTTGTCAGTTTGAAGGGTGTTTTACAATGGCCGGAGTTTAAAGTGGTAGGAGAAAAGAATAGTAAACTTTTTAAGGGTAAACTTTCTATTCCTATTGGAGAAAAATCTCAATATATCAAGGTTGCAGCATGGAATGAAATAGCTGAAGGTTTAAATGATTTATCCAAGGACGCATTTATACATATTCATGGACATATTGAAGAGCGGTCTTATGATGGAACATGTAAACATTGTAAGGGACAAGAGAAGAAATATTGGACAGAAGTTATTATTGATAATTTTACTCAACTTAGTTAAAGGAGAAATATGGAAGATACATATATTAAGGGAACACCGCCTATGGCAATGCTTCCAGCTAAAAATTATATTTTTAAAATGAATGGTGGTTACATAGAGATTAGAATTCCTAGGAGAGGTAATTACCATGATCTGGATCCTGAATTCTTTCCTGAAGACTCTGGGGAATTTAATATTTTTGATGAAGAAGATAAAGTGTTACATTTACATACTATTACTAAGGTGCTTTTTGCTATTAAAAAATATCCTGACATGAAATTTAATCAGTTTTTAGTTCCACATTCATTTACATTTGAAGAAGATTGTGTCATTTTGACGGGACAAATTATGGATATGATGGTAACCAAACCTAAAACAGATGGGGTATAAATATGGATTGTGTTAATTGTAAAAGTAATAATTCTAATACTTTTTTTACTGAGGTAATGCCATGTTCTCATTGTAATATGGAAAATAATATAGCATATCATGCTTGTCAATCTTGTGGATTAATATGGAAATCTATAGATAATAAAATAATAGAAGACATCATGTTTACTGATCCTAATTTAGGACAATTTTTAAACAGTTCTATGTCTGAAATTATTCACAAGTGCTTACATTGCGGTAATATTGCATTTGAAATAGAACCTAATTTATACCATTGTCCAGGTTGTGGTTTTGAATGGGAGGTTATATAAGTGAGCGATTATTATTCTGTATTAGGAGTCGAACGTTCTGCTTCTCAGGAAGAAATAAAAAAGGCGTACAGAAAGCTTTCTATGGAGCATCATCCAGATCGTAATTCTGGGAATAAAGAATCTGAGGATAAATTTAAAGAGATAAATGAGGCGTATTCGACACTCTCAGATGTCAATAAGAGACGAGAATATGATAATCCAGATCCCATGAGAGATATGTTTGGAGGATTTCCAGGTGGATTTCCAGGATTTGGGCAGAGACAGCGCCCCCAAAAACCAGATTTAAACGCACCTATGGATGGTGGTACGCTTGGAGTTGAAGCGCGAATTCCTCTTAAAATTTTTATTTTTGGAGGGAAATATAAAATTAATCTCTCATATCTAGAGGGTTGTGAAAATTGTGGTGGTAAAGGTTTTGAACATGGTACAGAATGCGACATGTGTCATGGTGAAGGATATTTTAATCGAGTAGAACGAAGACCTGGATTTGTATCCTCTTCTACTCAACCATGTCCTAAATGCCAATCTAAGGGGCTTATAGGTATTGATACATGTCTGTCCTGTAAAGGCGTAGGAAATACAATGGTAGAGAATAAAGAATTTGAATTTGATATCCCACCAAACGCTACTATGGGTGCTAGATTTATTTTAAATGGTGTTGGAAGATCTGGATTAAACGGTGGAAGAAAAGGAGATATAGTTATGATGGTTGTGGGAGTAGAGCCCCCAAACTTAAATAATTTGACTTCTGGACAAATAGCTGAATTAAGATTTTTGTTGGAGACACTTGACAATGCCAACAAGAGTACTTAGTTTAGATATATCAGCGTCGTCTACAGGATGGTCTTTTTTCCCAGGAAAAAATAATGAAATAATATTTGGATTGATAACAACATCTCCTAAATGTAGTAGAGCAGAGAGATTGGTTATATATAAGAGAGCATTGGGTGATTTAATAATTAAATTAAAACCAACACATATAGTAATGGAAGATATCTTTTCAGGACTTAATGCTAAAACGATAGCTCTCCTTGCTAAATTTGCTGGTGTAACTGAGGAGTATTGTTTATCAGAATTCAGAATAGAACCATATGTTATACACACTAATACGGTAAAATCTTATTTTAAAGTTAAAACTAAAGAACAACTTTTCTGGTTTGTAGCAGATTTATTAGAGTGGCAGGAATTTAATTTTAAACGAGATAACGATATGGTAGATGCTATTTCACAGCTTTTAGTTTATTATGATAAAGTATTAAATATTAAAAAGTTTAGAGAAGAAAAAGATTATGGTTATTTATATGACATAGGAGTCAACAATGAGCAAAAACATTAAAGTGTCTTCCACTAGGATTTCATCCTTTTTACAGTGTAAGCAAAAGTATTGGTTTAACTATTATAGTAAGATGCCAAAAGTATCTAATCCCTCTTTTAAATTGGGAACAGCAGTACACGAATCACTGGAGCTGGCAGGTCAGATATGGAAGGAGAAAGAAAAATTTTCTAAAGAGGATATCAATAAAATTCTTGAAAAGTATGATACTGTGTCTGTTAACGAAGGTATAGAAGATTATGAAGTTCACGCTGAGGGCAGAGAATTAGTAAATAAGAGGATTAAAAGCTTTTTGACTGGTCGTAAGATAATTGGACTTGAAATCAAATTTGGATTTTTTGGGGAAGATAGTGGCAATGATATTACGTCTACACTAGGTGTTCCGGTTATGGGGGCTATTGATAAGGTAGAAGAATTGAATGATGATACTATAATTATTATCGATTACAAAACTTCTAAAACAGCCCCGACTAGCTCACAAATGAAGAACGATATTCAGTTGTCCCTTTATGATATGGTAGCTAGAAAAATGTATCCTCAATATAAGAGAGTTATACTATCACTCGATTTATTGAAGTCTGAAATG